TTACGATCTCGTCAATTTATACGATGATAAGCCTTTTCGGCGTTTCCGGTTGTGGCTCACTGGACATCAGCCAGTTGATCCTCCGTACCGGGCCGGTGAAGATGCGTTCGCTTACACTCAACGGATTAACACGGCCATCAACGCCATGCGCTCCCGCTTAGTTAGGGCGCCCTCTCTAGACGCCCGTTTGGACATCATGTACAACACCGCGCGTGGTCTCACATGTGACCCGAACTGGGTTATAGAAACCGCAGCCCAATTCGAGCGTTTAGATGCCGCTTACTGCGGGCAAAGTCCTATTAACTGGTCAAGAGCCCTAGGTGTCGCGTGCATCGTCCCGCTAAGCGCTTGTCTTATGGGGTCGTTGTGTACTGCCACTATACCCTACGTCCCCCTTGACGGTTTTGAGATGCCTAATATGATCCTCCAGATACAGAATTACTGCGCTGCCCACAAGGAAGTTAGCATAATCGAGTTTCATCGCATGTTCTTCACTTGGTGTGACGTTGTCCTCATCGCCCCTCTTTACGAGGAGTTTATCAAACACCTCGCCTTCCGGTGTTTTGGCGTCTGGGGAGGGTATGCAGCCATCTCCCTTAACGGTTCTTTGGATGGAGGACGCGCTTGGATCCAGATACTGCTACATGCGCTTTTAACAGTTGGTTGCCCATCAAGCCTCCAACTCGGTGCAGGCACCCCGCTGGCTTTCCTGGCTTCTTACGCGGCCCATGTTCTCTGGAACCATTTCGCTACCGAGCGGATGGGACCCGAAGCTCTACTCGTGCTGTATAATACACCAGGAACTCATTTAGGACGCATGAGCCCTTACCTCATTCGCTTTCTGGAGGACGCCTACTCCGTGCCCATAGAAAACCGCATGACTGTCACTTGGCACACCAACGCGGTTGGATGCTATCCTACAGCTGCCGCGGCTATGATTGACCAGGAGGAGCGGTTTTTGCTGCTTATGTTCGGTGCTTGTTGCTTCGCGCTTTCTTGCGTTGCCTTGTATGAGCTGAGCGATAGGGTCGCGCCGGACCTGATTCCGGGCGCGCTGCGAGCCCTCGTTCGACGAGCGCCCATCCTGTGTGCCCGCGCAGCCATTGGTCAACGCACGCTCGACGACATGCTTCGCATTGGGGTCGAGACGAATCCGAATTGCGCGGTGCCGAGCATATGCACAGCACACTTGCCCATCCCACGAATCCGCCCCGACGCTTCTATTAGTACTAAACGTATTGTTGAGACCAGCTACTCTCTGGCCGATGTGCAAAATACCAGCTGCGGTAAAGGTGGTTATTACGTGACTGGTCCCGTTATGTCCCGTGTGTTTTGTGCCAGTTTTTCCAGCTGCCAACACAATATGGTGCGAGGTCTCTCGGTCAGAGCCCTCGGGCTGTCCCCCGTTTACCCTGACCAACGAGCCTACATCCGTGACAAGCCTCAACATCTTCTGAACTCGGCCTACATCTGGGCCTATGCCCACACGCGAATGAAGGCGATCGCTCGCGGACCCAAAATGCAATTGTCTGAGCGGCGACCTGTGCCCCAGGACATTAGTGAATGGTTGCGACGTTTTCCTCTCAGTAAGCGCAAGAACCTATTGGCTGGTTATTTGAGCGGTCTAACTGATCTGGGTTTTGACGCTTTCATAAAGAAAGAGAAAACTGTGATCGTCTGTTCTGACCTTATGCCTAATGACGACGTAGTTAGTGATAGGATTCGTTTTTCCACGCGCAAACTCGACCCCCGCATCATATCTGTTCCTGATGAGTACACCCGATGCCATTACTCCACCATATGTTCTGCCGTCAACACAGCCATGCAGGAGACCTACAGCGGACAGGTCGCTTACGCTCCGGGGATGAACGCTTCTGAGTGTTCAGCCTGGGTCATATGGGCGTATAATAAGGTGCGTGACGGTGAGTTGCCCTGGGCAGCGATCTTCCAAGGTGACGATAGCCTTAGCTTCGTGCAACGCGGCACGGCGGGGATATTTTATAGCTCTTGTGATATTAGCCGTTTTGAACAGAGTATAAACGGCGTCATGCAAGCGAGTGCCAAAGATTTCCAGCGCTGGCTCCTTTGGGATTGGGGGCGTCTCGAGATTGGAGACACCCACTTTGCTGAGTTCCGAGCTCATAGTGCCGCCAAACGACATTATAAGGCCATGGGCATCAGTTGCTCAGTCGAAGGCATTCAGGTCTCCGGCTTTGGTGACACCATAACTACCAACACCCTGAATGTCGCCCCACCTGTTATTTTTGGTCTCGACTCTGCCCTACCCCTCCCCGCGGTGTTCCGGTCCGTGGGTATGTTTTGCAAGGAGGACACTGGGCCTTTTGAGCCCGGGAACTTGCGTATGGAGTTCCTCCAGCGACGTCTTTACCGGTGTTTAGATACGAATGGGCAAGAGGGCTACCGCTTTGGGCCACGCATCGGTAGGATTCTGGTTCGCGCTTTCTGGGTTGATATCCGACCGGGCAAGCATTACAAGGGGTATGCTCGCGCCATTGCTGAGGGTTTGTTGGCCACTGCCCAACACGTGCCCTTGGTGAATACTATATGCTCCCGTGTTCTTGATCTCACAGGGGGCTGTAAGAAGCGCTATGATCTCGAGGCTCGACGTAGGATTGAGTACCTGGAGCTTCTTAGTGTTGTCCCGGACCGGCCTGTCCAGCAACACCCCCAAACTATGGCCGATGTTGCTCTCCTTTATGGCGTGGACCAGTGCCTCCTCGTCAGATATGACCAGTTCCTGGCACAGTGGAGTTGGGGTGAACCCATCGACCCGGAGTGGGCGACCGAATTGGTCCTTTCCCTGATCCGGGTCGACCTTGAGTAGTCACCTGTTTCCCGATTGTTCTTTGCGATCTTCCCTGTTTCGGAATGAATTCCAAAAATCAATCCAAGAAAAAACAACAACCCACCCAACAGGGTAGAAATTCTGGTAAGCAAACTAAACGCCCCAATTCCAATAATGCCAACGTTTTGCAAGGCACATCGAAAATGTTGTCTCATGCTTCCAATGGAACTCGCCTCCCACGCGCTGACGAGCCTCATTCCATTTCGAAGAAATATGCCAAATTGGCCAATCAAATCATCGCCCCAGCAGTGTGCCAAGATGATATTAGCTCCACACCTAACGTGTGCCCGCGCCTTGTCGTGCCTCGACGCTATCGTAGAGTGCTCGACTTTACAGTACCCGCCTCCGGTAAATTCAGTGTGATAATGAGCCCCAACTTATTCATGCCTGGCTACGTCACTGGTGGCGCCGCAAGCGTCATCCCCTCCGGTGCCCCCGCGAAACTTTTCTACTCTGCGAAATCGCTGACTGAGAGCGCAGTGTCAAACACTGTCAATCTGTACGGCAAATTTTCTGCAGCAGCTGGTCAGGAGTTGCTAGTGAAATCGTCCTCTATCACCGATACTGCCGCTGTTTCCATGCGCGGTGTATATGTTGACACCACTGGACCCACTACTTACAATATCTTCAATAATGATAAAGTGTACTTCCACACTGTTCAGATCTGGGGGATTGTGAGTGCGACTGGCCTTTGGACCTCTTTGGTAGGAGATCTCGTCTTGAACCCTGGGGTTTTCCGCCAGTTCACGTCTGGGACTCTTGTTGATGCGGTTTCGGTCAAGGTCATGGACGACAATGTTATCGCTCTCGATGACCTTGAATTTAGTTTCCAGACGACAGGTCAACACACATCCGTAGCAGGTGAGTCCTTCGCGCCCGCTTTCGAACAACAGATATCAGGTATCCACGTTAGCGAGGGGAGGGTTATTAGTATGGCCATGAAGATCACCAACACTTCCCAAATGCTACAGAAAGGCGGGAACATCTCCATCGGACGCGTGCCCCATGACTTCGACCCTTTCAACAGCGTGTCACTCAACATGTCCCGCCTCCCAGAAAACCGACGACACCAGGACGCGGCTGAATTCGGTGGTTACGTGTTTTGGATGCCGGAGCAGGATGATGAATGGACTTTTGATTCGGTTAGGAACAAAGTCGAGACGTACCAGGAAGCTGACTACCTATGTGCCCATCTGGAATCTTTAACTCCCGCGTCTTCTTTCCGCCTAACATTCGCTTGGGTCGTCGAGTTCTATACGATCTCTGAGAACTTCCCGAAGGTTATAACTCCCAATGCTGATGATGACTGGCGTGAGGTGCAGAGGCTGCTTGTCCAGATGGACGCTGCATGCTGTAACCCTGAGTCAGCGGGGATGTTTAAGCGCTTCTTAGACAGCGGTGTCCAGACTGTGAAACGAGTACAATCACATTACCAGCGGAACCAACGCTTGTACAATGACCTTATGAAGCTCGCTCAACACATCGCGACAATGACGGTCTGAGCGATCCCCCATATCCAGCTACTAACGTAGCATTTCTTCCCTTTGGAGGAAATCATCTCAACTGAGAAACCACCCCAACT